GCCGGCCCGCTCGCCCCAGCTGAAGCTTTCGATAGCCGCTGCCATGTTGATCGGCGTCTCCGTTATGATCAATCGGATCGGCCTGCCTGATCGCCGCCAGCTATCGATCAGGGCTACGGCATCATAAGGCCTTGGTATGTCGTTATAGGCACAGTACGGTCTCCACTCGGCGGGGAAGTGGCTGGCAAGTTCCAGCGCCGCCAGCGCACTTCTCCCTATCGCGAGGATCTCCCCGGCCTGCGTGATCGGTATCACCCGATTGAGATTGGCAGTGGCTACCCGGATCTCCGGAGGATGCACGGGTAGCTGCAGACTCTGTTCGTAGTTGTTATAGCTCAACCAGATCTCCATAGGCTATGCCCCCTCAAGTGCCCGGGGCATGTTGCGCGCGGTCGCTTCAAGAATATCTTCGATTTGTGTAAGCAGTTTGCGTGCGTCTACCTCACTCGAAATCGGCCCCAGGTTGAACACCGGCGCTAACGTGATGTTAGGCGCTGCCTGCTGCCTGGACGCAGTTGCTGTCCTGTCACGACTGCGTGCTGTACTCGTCTTCTCAGAGCGCTCGACTATCTGTCGGATGGTCTGCGGCCGCGGCGTCTCAGCCTCAACAAGCACTTGCCTGATAGTCTGCTGGCGATTAGGTATGTCCGGCAATATCGCAGCAACGACTTGCTGACGTATCACCTGCACCTGCTCACGCACAGCAGGAATAGTGACTGCGATCAGTTGCTGGCGAATAGTCTGGACCATGCCCGCAGAGGCCTCAATCGCTACTGGAACAAGCACTTGCACTACACGCTGGATCTGGTCGCGCACAGCAGGTATTGCGACGCCCAGGAATTGCTGCCTGATCACCTGTGTTACATGCTGAACCTCGTCGGCGATGGCCGGCACAACCGCAGTTGCCACGTGTTGGCGTATCACCTGCACCTGGTCACGCACCACAGGAATGACCGCCTCAATGAGCTCTTGCCTAATAACCTGCATTAGCATCATCGGTGCCTCTGCTGTAGCCGACACGATGATTTGAGTAATCCGCTGCACCTGGTTGCGCACCGCAGGGATGGCTGTCTCGATTAGCTGCTGGCGGACTACTTGCATCAACTCCGCAGGCGCCGACGCGACCGCAGGGACAATGACCTGCACGATGTGCTGTATTTGATCACGGATAGCCGGCACGATTGCCGCCGACACAGCCTGACGAATCCACTGCACCTGATCGGTTATAGTCGGTATCACTGCGGGTATCAATCGCTGCCTGACTGACATAGTAGACTCACGCATCATACTAGCTGTATCATCAGCAGGTATGACACGAGTTGCCCTTGGCAGTATCACGAGTTCAGGACCCCGCTCACCTACCAGGGCGGGCCCCCCCTGATGATAGTTCGTGCCCCGGGCGAGTTTCGGGATCTCGGCGATATTGAGACCCCACTGCTTGCCGCCAATGAGCGGCACCCAAGAAGGCACGTCAAACTGGATCTTGTTCAATCCTCGAATTAAGGTGTTGAGAGCTCCAATAATGACATTCACAGCACCCTTTGCGCCAGCTTTCATGCCGTTCCACAGACCGTCCATAGCCTTGCGGGCTGGCTCCGACTTCTTGTATAGGAGCACCAGCCCCGCTGCCAGAGCCGCCACGCCAGTGATGATGAGACCCACGGGATTGGCATTCATCGCTACGTTAAGCGCCCACTGGGCCACTGTCATCGCCTTGGTGGCGATCGCGCCGCCAATCATGACAGCCTTCTGCGTTACCCATGCTACAGTGGTAGCTCCTATTGAAGCGACCGTCTTCCAACCCTGCGCAGCATACTGCACAAGAGACACGACCAGCTTCCCGGTAACCTGTGCCGCTGTTTTGACAGCAGACGCTCCAGTCAGTACTATCTGCTTCACTAGATGCGCGGAGAACTTTGCACTAGTAACAACAGCCTGTGCTCCGGCTTTGATGAGCGATCCAACGAACTTGGCTGCTATCTTCGTGCCGGCTATTGCAGCTTCGATACCGGTCTTGATCAGTGCCGGCCCGAATATTGCAGCAAGCACACCGGCAGTCGCCTTGACCGCGGCCCCGTGATCCCTGATCCACGCCGTAGCGGCCCCAAACTGATCTCCAACCCACGCAGCTGCCGCGCCCATACCGTCGAACACAGGCTTTACCCGACTCCAGACCTTGTCTACAACAGGACCGATCTTATCCCAGTTTTTGATGACCAGCAACGCCACAGCGGCAATGCCGGCAATCACAAGCGCCGCTCTGTTGCCTGGCGAGAATATGACGTTCATTAGGCCCTTGACACTGGCGGCCCTGTTACCGATCCCCTCGATGCTCTTTTTGACGTCTGCCGTAGCCTTGATCCACGTTTTACCGAACTTACCCACTGTAGTCATAACCCCGCCCACCGTGTTCGTAACCTTGCCGATGCCGAATATCACCGGACCGATGGCAGCCGCGGTGGCCGCCATGCGCACGATCATCTCCTGCTGCGCAGGACTCATAGCCGCAAACTTGTCCGCCAAGCGTCCGATGGCATCTATGCCTTTGACTACATGCGGCATCAACGATGTAGCCAGCTTCTCGCTGGCTAGGCCGAGCTTGTTTTTCATGAGATCAATCTTCGCCGCTGTGTTGTCAGTCCTAGTTGCGAACACTTCCTGCAGAGCTGTGTTTTCCATCCACGCTTTGCTGCCGGTGCTCAGGGCATCAGTAAACAAACCGCTAGCCTCTGTAGCTCTGAGCAGTGCGTCACGAGTCCTGAGTTCCGTAAATCCCAGCCCCTCGATGATGCCCGTGACGTTCTTGCCTTCGCTCTTGAGCTTGTTCAGGCCCTGAACGAATTTGGTTGTCGCTCCAGCGGCATCCTCACGCCACGCCGCGGCGAACTCCGTTGTCGTTACTCCCGCCACCTTGGCGAATCTTCTGAGCTCCTCACCGCCCTTGAACACGGCTGAGTTCATGTTCAGCAGAACCTTTGAGAATGCGCTACCGCCAGCCTGAGATTCCAAACCCACAGACGATAAAGCACCTGCAAGCCCTAGCACCTGAGCCTCGGTCAGCCCTGCCTGCCGGCCAGCGCCGGCCAATCGCATGCCCATATCAACGATCTCGGCCGCGCTGGTGGCCAACGAGTTGTCCAACTTGACGATTGTTGAGCCTAGCCGGTCCATCTGATCCATGGGCATGCCCATGATGTTGGCGAACCGGGCCAGAGCTGCTGAGCCCTCTTCGTAACTGAGGTTCGTGACTCTACCAATCTGGGCTACCGTCTCAGTGAATCCAATGATGTGCTCGCGTGCTACGCCGAGCTGCCCAGCGGTTTCAGCAATCCCGTAGAGCTCCTTGCGTGCTACTGGTATGGTCTGAGTTGCCAGAGTATCGAGCTCACGTTTCACAGCCAGTAGCTGTTCGGGTGTGCCAGATACGGTCTTCTTGACGCCGCTGAACGCATCCTCCATGTCGATGCCGACCTTGACCGCGGCCGCGGCAATGCCCACGAGGGGGAGAGTGACTGACTTGGTTAGGCCCGATCCGACCTTCATCAGATCCTTGCCCGTACGCTCGATCTGTCTGCCTGCTCGCAGCATATCCTTATGCGCTTTGGTCAGCTTATTCGACATAGTCTCAATTCTGGTCGAAAATTCATCCCTCAGCTGCATAACAGCATCGATGACATGCGCCATTCTCTCACCCCCTCAGAGCACTAGATAGCGCCTCGGCCTCCTGCGCCCGCTCTTCCAGCTCTACAGCCATCAGCAAGCGCAGGAGTCGGCGCTCACCGGCGCTACGCTTAAGCACGTCAGCCGGGTACAGACCCTTGTGTCTCCAGAGCAGATATATCAGCTCCGTTTGCGGGTCCGTTTCGATGAGTTTTTTAGGCGCTGCACCTCTTCATCAGTGTCTTTGAACCCACTGATATCCGAGATTGCCCGGTACAGGTCCAGGACCTCGCCCGGCAGGAATAACTTGTGAACCAAATCCTCCGGCGTCGCAGCGCCGAAGTGCTTCATCAGCTTTTCGTTCTTCATGCTGGGCTCCGTAGCGCCCTCAACTACATACAGAGCTGCAGCCCGCATAGATTCGATGTCTACGGGCTCGCCCTTCTTGTTGGTTATTGTGGTG